GTCTGGTAGCCTGCGAAACTGGCACTCCAAATCTATTTTTATAATTGTGATATTACCCCTCACAACCCCACGCCATTGTGGAAGTGCTACTACTCGTAGCCGTAGTCCATACGCATCACGACACGGACAAACGGGTGTGCGAGCAGTTGTCCCGGTCCAGCCTCCCTGACTAGAGCGCAGAAATGGTCGATGCAACTGGTAGGCACCCCATATCTCAACGCTAGCTGTTCAGTAGACACCCGTCCCAACTGTTCACCCTCTATATCCTCTGTCATGCTTTTCGCCTTGGCGACGAACTTAGCGGTGACCTCGTCTCGAGCGATTACCTTAGTGAGGAACGCATCATGTATGGCATGGTTGCCAGCATGAATGCGCGATCGCACCACCTCACTATTGAACTTGTTTACCCGGGAGTCAAAGTTCTCTCCCTTCCGCGACGGCAGATCCCCCTTGCATCTTCCGAAATTCCTCAACCAAACTCCGATGTTCAAATATGCCTCAATATTTCCATCGTCGTTTATTGCGGGAGAATGTTTCAGAAACTGAAGTTGTTGTATTTCGTCGCAGACATCGACTTTAACAATGTATCCCACACTTCGGGCCGCTACTCGGATGGCTTCGCACGCTTCAGCCTTCGTCATCCCGCGATTTAAATGTGTCATAATTGCTATAAAGATCAATGTGTTTGCCATGTTGTTCACAGCTGTCGTTAGAGTTGAACCGGAGAATAGGAACATTCCGGTCGGGATCAGTTTAACTGCTTCTGCGTAGTCTTCTGGGTTATGGATTATCATTGGTAAAGCAAGCTGGAGAAAGGCTCCAGCGATATAGGGGTTCCAGTAGTCATGCACACACATAGCCTCTTTCAGTAACTCGAAGACAGGATCGAAATTCGATCCATCACACTTGCTTATGTCCAGATTGGCACGGAAAATGCCATCGACACAGCGGACTGCGATACAACTGTCATCACTGAATAAGAAAAACCGAACGAATCGATCCGGTTCTATGAGATGCGTAAAAACTTCCCTTAACTTCTCCAAATTAGGTTTCACAAAGCATGCGCGTCCGTCGTTATAATCGAACGGAGCTTCAAATGCCTTCTTAACCATATCCATATAAAAACCACACATTAGTGACCCTGGGGTGGTCAAATCCCCTACGGCACGCAAATATGCCAGTCTCTTAAGAATCTCCCCCCCCTTACATTTGTATTCGACTTGCTTCACAAGGGTGGGGTGCAATGCACGCCCATTGTGAATCACGTCGACAAACGCTCGTTTCTTGAGGAGTTTCTTCGGACCGGTGAGCACCCAATCATGGAATAGAGCAGCTGGGTCAACCACAGCGTCGACGATAGGACGTAAGACGTTGTGGAAGTGTTCCAACCAGATGGCAATTGCGACGCGATATGTTTCGCGCATTGCGTACTGGTTAGCCTCTAGCTGCTCGTGTAGACCGGGTATCTCGGGTTCACGCACCGCAGTCGCTCGCCTGACTGCCCCTCTAATGCCGATGGCGTCCACGTGGTAGGACTGGCCGGTGTGGGCAAATGAGGGTCCAAAATGGGTATAATACTCTCCTGATCTATACAGCGGATCATGAGTGAATACGATATCCCCATTTTGATAGTGAGGGTTCTGCACTGGGCCCTGGAATCTATTCGATGGACGGAATGGCTGGTCGACGTTGCACTCGGTGGGCAACAATTTACAAGCTTCCATAGGTCTTATCCCGTCCACGTTCTCGGAGACTCAAAAGAAGACGCGATTGAATGCAACACTCTGCCCTGGGTATTGTACCTTTGCTTCCTTGCGGCGAGCGGATACAATACACTGGTAGGCAACATGAATGGTGAATTCAACGCGCTCCCTCTCATAACCCTCCTCGATTTTAAACTTCTGAGCGACCTCTCCTGCGATCCAGCTCATGATGAGTGAATTATCACTCGAGCCGGCTCGCTTCAACCAGATATATCGAAAAACGTCATCATAAATGAGGACGTAACGATAATGCGTGAATGCAGTGCTGATGACACTGACTTCCACACCCATCTGATTGTACTTGCCATACAGCGGAACGGCGTGTTCCCCCTCGGCAGGGTTGAGGCCACTACCCTGGTGGACGCGACAGTCAAGACTTTGGTGCTGCGTGTAGTTGATACACAACACCAATAGCGTAGCTATACGAGCCGAGACCATCATGCGATAATTCATGAACATGAAGGAGGTAACCTCCCAACAGTACATGGAAAAGAACGCAATGAATACTCGTCTCCCCGCAACTAAGCCTACTTCTGTGGCGACGACTACGTTGAGTATGAACAACACGATGGCATACACGACCATGATCATCAACGTAGGACGTTGGACAAGGAAGAGTACGGTGTTGATCAGGTTACCCGGACGATTGGGGTCCGGCATAGCCGCGACTAGCGCGTTTGGTCCACCAGGACCGGGTCCGATTGGCTGCGGCGGGTTCGCCGCGACTACCTGTGCTGGCTGGATCGGGAGACCCGGGAGCACATTAATGGCTTGCACAACCGCTAGCGGAGCGGCGGCAGCCAATGGCACAACAATCGGGACTGCAGGGTTCGGTGGAACCGGAACCACCTGGCCAATAGGAAACCCGATCAAGGGCATCAAGGGCGGAGGTGCTGCAATCACTGGCACAACCAGCGGATTAGCTGGTTGGGGTACCGCGCCTTGAGGCTGCGCGGGATTAACTGGCATAGGAGCCAGTGGAGCGGCCGGTGCAGGGATATGCACGGGCGGGACCATGTTCACGTTACCCTGACCCAAGGGTACGTGCACCACCACAGGAGCTGGTGGAATTTGGTTAACTGGTTGGGGGGCTGCGGCTGGCGGGAAGCCAGCAGGAATCATAGCTAACGGTATAAGTGGCGGTAGAAGTGCGGGGATGAAGTTGGGTATGGGTACCCATGCTCCAGGAGCTCCGTTTCCTCCGGGCAGATACAACTGGTTCTGGTGTATCGGCAACTTATATTGCCTCCGTATTGCTACGAGCCTATCAACAAATGCTCTCTTCTCTCCCTGGGCTGGGTTGGCGCCTGTGAAGGCGGCTCCCACGAGAAGTGGCATATTGGTGTCGACAGCAGCGGCATTGGTGATTTCCTCTAGGACGACATCGGAAGTAAGCGCACGTGGTGGCGCGGCACACATCCTGCATGTGGGGCACTGATAAGCGGATAAGGGATCAAGAGGAGCTTGAGCAAATCCGTAATCGTGCCGATAGCAGGATAACGCGGAGCGGGCACGATGTTTGAAGGCGGCGTGTGCACATCCTTCATGAACAAAGTGGTTCCCGCATAGCGCAATACCGACAACATTCTCCAGGGGGGTCCCCAGTGATGCCCAAGACGGGAAGAACCCTGGTGTACCTCGTCGTGGTCGACGAAACACGGGTGCTCCCGGATCCTGACAGATGCTGCACTGGTGTGCAGCCATGTCATCGGTATTAGTGTGCTCCCCGTTGGAGCCATTGAGGGCAGATTTGACCTTGAAGACAGATACCTCGCGCTCGACTTGCTTCGCAAAGATGGTCGATATAACGGTACTGCTCTTCTCGGTGTGGATGAAGTGAGGGCAAGACAAATAACTCATTCTCCCAAAACCAAAATATTGGGTTGCTCGTTGGCATTGCTGAGTAGCCTCTGTTTCTTGCGATCCTCCGGTGTAGATTACGTTCTCACCACCGGTAATGAGTGGGGGGTGAACCGCATTTGTTTTCACCATCCCCATACCCCCCGCTAGCAAAGCGGGTGGTAATCCCTTTCTACGTTCGTTCGTGACATCCATTTTCAATTTATACGGCTCTTATTCCGACCATCCGATCTCTCGGCTCCCACAAGGGGACACACAATGGCGTTGTGGGTGCTTCACCAGGCAACTAGACATATGGAGGTTTTGCTACACCGCCACACCTATATCTAGATTACATACATCTCACTGGGGCTCTGTTGTTATTTTTCTAATTTGGTTATTTCGGCCCGATTAATGCACTAACTCATGCTATTATTTCTAACTACTACACATACACGCACTAATTCATGCTCATATAATATTATACTCACTTTGCAATATCGTATATACACTCCCCATCGCCATGGGGGCAGAGACACACTCGCACTGTAGGGAGGAGGCACCTACAGCTACCGTCATGTGTACGTCAATTTCTTTTTCTTCTTGGTTTCGGGCTGCCGCCCTAGCCAAGGTCCACTAGACCTAGTTGATGTTAGCAAAACGGGCAAAGACCTTCTCGATTTCTCTCCCGCCTTTCTTCTTCAACATTGGTCCACCAATCTTCATGAGTTCAGACCCAATCATCCCCGCTCCGGCGACATAAGGATCAGAGCTTGCTTGCATGCTGTGAAGACCTGTGTCGATGGCGTGAACCCCGACATCTGCTACGGCAGAGCTGAGGCAATCCTTGGGGTGAACGTGTGGGTTGGCGGCATGGATGCTCTTCGTTTTGTGGACGAGTTCTTGGGCGTGGAGCGCTCCAATCCCGTCACACGGCGAAGGCGTCGCAAGTGAGCCGACCGCAGCACCAGCGTACTCGTAGTGGTATGTGACTTCACAACGATACGTGGTGCCGGCTAACCCTGAAACCCACACTGCGGCAACAGCCGGGGAGGATGCACTCGCAGTCGTACTAGAGTAATCGTAGTACGCTAAAGTGCTTGCTCCCGGGTACTCTTGCAGTGCGATGGCCGCACTGTTAGAGTTCACATCAGATAACTCGCGCTGGAACTCCATTACTGGATGCACGGTTACGTGAAATGCTGTAGTCGCATTAGTGGGGTACAAGATGGCTTGCAGTTGATTCTCGGCGCTGGAGAAACTCACATTGTCTATACTCTGGCATCTCGGCTCAGCAAATGACACGGCTGTGCCAGATCTGTTGAGGAGTGTTCCAGAATATGAACCGCTGATGGTGGCAGACACTAAACGTGCTTGCAAACCATTAGAGTAGACAGTGGAATTATAGGGGCCATTAATGGCTAGCCCCGTAACGCCGGTAACTGCTGTGCTCGCTCGATTAAGAGAAGTGCCAACGGAAGCGTAAGCGGCAGTGGTGTATTGGATGCTATCTGCATTACCCGTGAAACGGGGGCAAAAACACACCCAACCAAAGCCGCCAGTTCCGATGGCCATCTCGAATGTCTGACGCACAGGAACAGGTTGCGTGGGAATACCGGTGCCAGAAAGGATCTTTGGGTTAAGACCTCTAGCTGAGTGGGCATCCACCATCGCAACCGTCAAGCTCCGTGCTGCCGGCGACATCCTCAAGTGAGGACTGTGGACGAGTCTTGGTGCAGAGACTCGCTTCGTTTTCTTTTCTGATTTACCCTTCTTTTGAACTCGCTTCTGTGCCAAAGCGTGTTTTTCTCGGGGCATGCGTTCAGAAGGACGCATCGCTTGCTGGAATAGTTTAATGAGCATTCCTTGCTCGGAAATCTGTGTTTTGGAAACAACAGCTTGCCATCTTTACAATCATCTCGTCACAGATTGCAAAGCACACCTGGCTAAATAGCCTTAGTGTTATCCTACACTTCAAATCACAGGGCCGACCTTCCGGACAGTTGGCTGTGGGCAGCTCGTTAAGCACACCCTACTTCTATTTTCGTGATTTGACGGTGCTTCATCGCACGGCGGATCGCAGACGCTACTGATCCTTTTATAACCGCATAAAAGACTAACACCGCATAAAGGGATGAACGATCTATTTTCCATGCACAAGTTTACCCTCACCTTAAAAGGATAGCTCTCAACCCCCCCCATGTTGTTGTAATTGCTCGCCTCGCAACTTCCGCCATAACAGTGTGGCGGGACCCGGCATTCGGTCTACAACTAGGAAGTAATGCATATATCGTCGAAAGGAGGAACCATCACCCACGTTCCTCAAAAGCTTTTGGTAGCTAGGCCGACCGAGGTCCACCGTTTGTCATCGCCTGGCGAGCATGACCGAGTTCCGACACCCTATTTCACTCTGGAATAACCCATGAGTGTTGCCATACGTATTCTCAACTCAATGTTGACTTAAACTGGAAGATCCCGGACAACTTATCTGGACGAAACCCAACCGTTTAAGGGGAAAATCTACCCGTGCTCGCTAGAGACCG